TAAACTCTCAATCATTAGTTTATTACTGTAATAAAGAAACAGCGGTTGATTTATTTGATGGTGGTGAAGATCTAGAACTTGATTATGTTGCAGCTGCAAGAGTAGCAACAATCAGAGCTTTGAGATTAACAGAAAATGCAAACATTGTTAATATAACTCCTGCCAATGTTGCAGGAACAAATGACGCATTAGGCGGAAAACATATTGCAAGTCTACCTTATTTCAATACTCCTGTAAGTGGTTCACCAATTCAACCAGAGGGCAAAGGATGGACAGACGCACAGGTTGAATTATTACTTGGAAAAGGTGGTTGTATAATGGGAAACAATACAGCTTCAAACGCAATTATATTAAATGAAATAGTAACAACTTATAAAACAGATACGGCTGGTAATGTAGATGTAACATGGAAGTTCTTAAACACTGTAGATACAATGAGCGCAAGCGCTGAATATATGTTTAATAACTTGAAATCTGATTTTGTTCAAAGTCGTTTAACCACTGGAGATATTGTAAGAGGATATAGCATGGTAAACGAAGCAGTTTATATTTCTAAAATGCAACAGTATTATTTAGCACTTGCAGCAGTTGCATTATTACCAAACAGTAAAGCAGCGGTTGAATATTTTATAAATAATTTAACTGTAACAGTTAGTACGATACTTGGTAGAATTACAAGTAGTTCTAATTTACCTATAGTTGTTCAGTTAAGAGAAATTATAGCAACTTTAAAAACTGATTTTGGTAATAATATTTAATAGGAGGATATTTTAATGGAAGCATTAGTAGATGGACAAGTCATAATAAATGATAAAGTAGTTGCGGTTGTTCCAAATAGCGTTGATAGGGCTTTTGGACGTGGTGAAATAAATGTGCGAACACAATCAAGCGGAAACGGAAACCTTGATGTTGTTCACAGTAACAATGTAGAAACAGCTAAAAGTATGTTTAAGTGTTCTATAATTCCAACATCAGTTTCAACTAATGACGTTGATTCATGGAAATTAAATATAGGAGCTAACACAATAAGATACATTGCGTCAAGTACTTATGAAACATACGAACAAATGAGTGTTATCAACGAACCTAAATTTCCAGACAGTAACGACGGAGTTATTGAAGTAGAATTTGAAGGAAAACCATTACCAAGGTAGGATTATATGATTATAAAACATGAAAAAAGCTTTATTTATGATTTACTAGAACCAGTTGAAATTAGCAAGGGCGGTAATTTTATAGAAGCTGTAAGTATAGAAGTCTTTGCACCAAGAAATAATGTTTATAACTTTTTTAGTTTTATTGATACTGAATATAATAAGGCAAAAAAGTTTGCAGAAACTCACAGTAGTGAAATGTTAAGTAACTTAAATGAAAACATGATTAAAACAATTGAAAAACTAGGTAGACCTGACGAAAAAGAAACAAAAGTTGATCCTATGGATTTAGTTGATATGATGCAAAAAAATAACGCAAACATGGAAAAGTGTTATGAAATGTTAGGTAAAATATTAACATGTAATAAAAATCCAAAAAGGATAAGTTGTTTAATCGATACAGAGGATATGCAATCAACACATTATCAAGATTTAACTATGGCAGATATAAAAAATATATTGGGATTGTATATAAAGCATTTTTTGGAATGCAACCGAAGTATGTAGTCGAATTTTTAAAAGAAAAACTTTTATTAATTAAATACTTTGGTGGAGGATTGACGATGGAATATTTAGAAGACTTAAATATTCCTGAGTTTATAGAACTCAGAGACACAACAAATATTATTATTCAGAAATAAAAGGAAAAGCAAAATGGCTGACAATTATTCCTTAAAATATGTTTTTGAATCTGTCGATAATATAAGCAACAGTCTTGCTAGTATGAAACGAGGTTTAAAAGATTTTCAAAAAGGCGTTGGTGGTGCTGATAAAAAAGTAAAGACTTTCGAAGCAACAATGAGAAAAACAGCGGCAGGATTGCGATCATTTGCAAGTCAAACACGGGCAATGTCTTTAGTTGCAGCAACAGCCTTGACAGGTAGTGCATACGCTTTTAGTAAGTTTGAAAAAGGTGTTGTTAACGTTCAATCATTATTAAGTTTAGACCAGATTAAAAAATATGGTGGTGAATTAGAAAAATTATCAAAAGGTGCGATTGCTGCAGGTTTTGGAATTGATGAAAGTAACAAGGCGTTATTTGATACAATTTCAGCTCTAGGATTGAGTGACGCATCTTTAAAAGCATTTAAGGAGGCTCAAGTATTAGCAAAGGGCGGAGCAGCTGAGTTGTCAGTTTCTGTTCGTGGTATTGCAAAGATAATGAATGTCTACGGTCGTGAAACATCAGATGCTTACGAAATAACAAACGCATTATTTACAGCTCAAAAAGTTGGTACAACAACAGTTCAAGATTTAGCTCAAAACGTTGGTAAAGTTTCAGGTATTTCAAAAGCAGCTGGAATGAGTTTCCAAGAAATGTTATCTACATTATCAGTTTTAACTAATGCATTAACTAATACCGAGGAAGCCGCAGTAAGTATGAACGCAATTTTAAAAGCTGTTGTTAATCCTGGAAAACAATCAAAATTAATTTTAAGTGCTTTAGGAATTGAAACAGGCGTAACAGCTGTTAAAACAAAAGGATTTGCTGGTGTTTTAAAACAATTAAGAGGAGCAATGGTAGAGCATGAAGATGCTTTGGCAATGGCTATACCAAACATCAGAGCTTTAAAAGGTGCATTGACTCTTACAGACGAGTCTTTGAAGTTGATGGACGATACTGTTAAAATGATAAATAAAGATATTAAGAACGGTACAGGACTAACTGACGCTTATAAAAGACAACAAGACACATTAGATCAAAGTATTTTACAATTAAAAGGAAGTTTGTTTTTAATCGGAATAGAAATAGGTCAGGTATTAGCTCCGTATATAAAAATATTAGCTGAAAAAGTTATAATACTTTACAAATGGTTTAATAGCTTAGATATGAAAAACAAAAAACTATATGTTGGTTTAATTGCACTTGCTGCAATAATCTCACCTATAGCTTTAGCATTTGCAACAGTTGCAGGAATAGCCGCATTTTTAGGAACTAATATATTATTAATATCTTTTGCAATAGCAGCAACAGTGACAGCGATAACAGGAGCATTTATATATTTTGATGGTTTTATTGATTATATAAACAAAATGATAGATAGAGTTGGCGCTTTAATTGAAGTAATACCAGGATTAGGAATGGCTTTTAAAATTATGGATATGGGAGCTAAATTTTTAGGCGAAAAAATAGTTGGAAGCCCTGAACTAGTACAACCTCAAATGAATAAAAATATTCAATCAATGAATCAAAGCATGTCTGCAGATGTAAATGTTAATCTTAATGCTCCAAAAGGAACAGTAAGTAAAGTATCAAGCGAAACACAAGGCACAGGAATGATTCTAGGCTTAAATATGGCAGGTGTTAGATAATGTTAGCTTTAATTGGAAGATTAAGAGAAGCAAAATATAAGGGTGTTAGTTTTTTAGTAAGTAACTCAAGCATTACGTTTGGACAAAAGACAGTAACGCATAATTACCCTGATACTAATAAAACAGAAGTTGAATTTTTAGGACTATCTGAAGATCAATTTGAACTGGATATTTATATAAATGGTAATGGGTATATTGAGAAAAGAAAAAGATTAAAAAATAAGTTAGAAGAACCAAGCGCAGGAATATTGATTCATCCATATCAAGGTCAAGTTAATTGTAGTGTAGTTAGTGCAAGACTTGTTGAAAATGATACAAGTTTAGGTATTGCCAAATTTTCTGTAACTTTTCAAAAATCAAGTAAACAACCATATCCAACAACATCAACCAATACAAAACCTTTTATATTAAGAAAACTTGATGCATTATTAGACGCTGTAAGTGATGGAACTGATGTTTTAACAAATGAATATGATGATAATGCAATATTTTCATCTGAAACGTTAAATGATGTTGCAGATACTTTTGATAAGTCTATAGGATTAACATACAAATTAGCAGATAAAACAAATCAACTTAACGATGAAATTATTAATTTTAGAAGTCAAATAAACACATATTCTCAAGCACCTAGTTTGCTCGGTGCATCAATGAAAAACTTATTTAATACATTAAATTTTATTTCATCAGACAATAGGGAACAGATAAGAATATTAAAACAATTTTATGATTTTGGTAGTACTTATAAACCAATTCCACAAACTACTTTACAGCGTGTTGAAAGAAACGATG